TGATTCGGTTTCAAGAACTTTATTAAATGGATACTTTGCACCATAAGGTGCTTCTGGTTGATCCCATGAACCTAAATCTAATGCTTTTGGTATTCCACGAACACGAAGTGCATCTTTTCGTTTGACAACAGTGCCTTCAATAATACCACGAGCCAGTCTATTAGTATCTGGTTCACCGATATAATCTTTTAATGGATATTTGTTGTTTGGATCTCTAAATCCAGTAGTAAACGAACCAGTCTCAATACTTTTTTGTGATGGTCTTGGTGTAGAGTCATTTCCATCTTTTGGTGGCTCTGGTGTTGGTTGTCCAGCATCTTTTTCTACTCCACCAGTACCCTCTTTACCATAAAAGTATTCATAGTAAGATTGTTTGATTGCTGCAATATCAGGAGTGTTTACACCAACTGCCTTTTTAGCTGCAAGAAAGAAATCTGGATGTCTAGTTGATTCTACACCTTTAACTCTATCTTTAATATACAGTGCAGCAACCAGTGCTGACACATTAATGTCATTATCAAGTGAGTCTGGATTATTTACAATATCTAAACTTAGTCCAGTTGCATTTGCCAGATTTTGATAACGCTGATAATTGGCACGACCAGTTAATTGGATAAATCCACGACCATAGTATTTTCCGCCATCGGCATCCGTAAGATTTCCTAAGAAACCTTTACCTCGTTTTGTTGGTCCATATGCCCAAGAGAAAAATTGTTCTCTAGTTACACCTTTTTTGGTAGCATCAGAAAATGTTGCAATGTCTTCTGGAGTTGCAAAAGAATAAACTTGTTTTAATCTATTTGGACTATAATTAAATGCCTCTAATTGTGGTATCCATCTTGACTCACCACCAGCAATACCTAATAAAGCACACTTCTGTTCTTTAGTGGTTAATCCTACTTTATCACATGCAGCAATTAATGCTTTAATACCCTCTGCTGATTTTGATGGGTTTGAAGATGATTTTGCTGGAGGTAATGTTGGTATTGAAGTATTTGTTGAAGTCTGTTTAACAGGTGTGCTAGTAGTAGAGCCAGTTGTTACTGGTGTTCCAGATCCAGACAATACAGGATTACCAGAACCATCTCTTAAAACATTTTCAAACACTCTACTTTGACTAACTGCATTTAAGTTAGTTGGTGGATCTTCAAACTTGAGAATGTTCTCACCATAGTTTACAACTGCATTACTAATTGTAATTTGTGTGCCACTATTAATAGAAACAATAAATGTTTCTGCTGGAATACCAAATGCCAATACTTTCATATTGGCTTTTAATACTGATGTTAAATTAGTTGAGCCATTTTCTGGATCGTATAATGTTAATACTTTTCCATTGGTTGGACCAGGAACTGTTCTTAATTCAATATTTTCTGTTTTAGTAGATCCAGCAATTGGACCACTATCATCAGCATCAATCGGTGCTGGGGAATTAGGAATACCACCGACAGTACCAATTATAATTGGTTGTTGCTGACTCTCATCCGCAAAAATAATAATTACAGATGTTCCCTCTACTGGACCAATTGGAGATTGTCCAATACCATTCATTGCAGCTGATGTGACAGGCTGAACTGGAACTGCCCATGGAAGATCGGCTGTAGGAAGCTGTGACTTATCATGAGTGTGTAATCCTACCACACGGACTTGGCAACGACCAAGTGTTAATGGGTCACTTCTATTTTCTACAACACCATAGTAAAAATTCATTATTTTGTCCTGTTCATATCCATCATAGATGATTCTTTAATAATTTCCATATAACACTCATGCTTTTCTCTATCAACATAGTGATTAATAGCTGCAATAATGTAATTTCCAGAAAACATTTTATCTGTGGTATCACCATCCTTCTTTGATAGTGGTTCTATTCTTTTAAGATCTAGTTTAATCTTTTGTCCAACAGTATAATCGCATCTTCCTGGAACTGTAATATTAATCTTGTTTGCTTCAGCTAATTTTAATAGTGAAAGTCTTTCTTGATTTGATTTAGCATTAGTCACATCACCAAATCCATTAAAGTTTCCAAAATTCTTTGGATAGGTAATAATTCTTGATGCTGCTCTAAACACTGAACGATCTGAGTTAATTGGATATTTGTTTAGATGTTTTTGTTGTTCAAATCGTTGAAACATATTATAATTTTTAGCAGTATATGTTTTCTTTGTCACATCATATGATACTTGTCTTGATGCGAGCATTCCTGAACGAATACGATCCATATAATCAAAAGCAGTTGGAATACTAATTTCAAGAATACGCTTGTAATCTTTTTCTGGATTTCTTATACTACCACCACCTGGACGATCGTCACGAGTATATTTGTCATAAACAAAATCTTGAAATACAGCATTTGTATAAAGTCGCTCTAAACTAATAAAATAAAACCCATCACGATTTTCAAAAAATACATAACTTGGTGACCTGTTAGTATTAATCGCAGTATCTGCGAGGTACATAATGTTTTCGATAGGTGTCCAATAATTAGAAATGTATTTTGTATTATTTAATGTGTCTTCAATAAAAACTTTCTTATCAGATTCTAGACCAAATGTTTTATCTTTGATAAATGGTTCAATCATTTTAGAAATTTTATCACCAAATACACGACTAGTTTTTTTATTTAAATCAACAACAGCTTCTACAGAAATAAAATGTAATTGATAAACAACTGATTTATCTCCAGACATTTCTCTGTTAGTCATTTTATAGATGTAATATTTACCTTTGATATTATTTTTATCAAGAGTGGGAGTACTAATTTCTAACTCAAGATATTCTTCACCAATAAATGGGAATAGATTAACTAAATCTAAAGAGTCTTTTAAAATTAAACTTCCAGTAATAAATGGTGCAAAAAGATCTTCATAAAATTGAACATTAATTACTTGTGCGCCAACATCTTGATAAAAACCCTTTGCGGTAATTATCTTGACTTTATCAATGCTGACATCACCAGCAAATCTCAATACTTGACTAGGTTTCATTACAATAGATCTTTATAATCTGTTAGAATTTTATTAATAATTTGTGGTGAAATAATTTTTATTCTTCTTTTCTCTTCATTTTCATCTCTAAACCATTGAATGTTTGTTACATTAACTGCACCTGCAACTGTCGAATTAACATTATATCCTGCAGCATTTACATAGTGGTGACTATAATTTTCACGACCAGTAGTTTTAACTGTGACTGTCCCACCAGCAGTACCAGTTGGAGCAGAAGTTGCAGTGAATGTAAAAGTATCTGCTGTTACTGATGTTATCGTGTATGTTCCATTCGGAGCATTTGTGGTGGCAGTTGCACCTGATAAAGTAACTGTTGTAGTCGGTGAGGATAGTAATCCATGAATGGCTTTAGTTACTGTAATTGCTGTGCCACTATATGACCAACTTGTTGCGGTAAATGATGGATTAAAAACTGCCTTGCCTGCCTCAACCAATTCTAATTCAGGTAATGGGAAGTCTGTTAGATAATCATAACGCTGATTTGCTAGCATAATAATCCAATGATATTCTGGATTACCGTAAATCTTTTCTGCGATAATCTCTGGAGTTTCTCCATCTACAATATCATACTCGTCATATACTGCAATATTGTCTAAAACCTCTTTACGAAAACGAACATTTCGTGTGATGTCTCTTACAATTGAAGTTTTTGTTTCATATGTTCCGTAGCGGAAGTCGTATAAAAATTCTGGAAATTCTTTGAAGTACATTACATACCATCCTTAACTTTATCTTTGGTAAGAAGAGCAAGTTCTCTAAAGTTCATTGTTACATTAATCTGTGTAGGCATACCATTATCATATGTAGTAAAGTTACCATTTGGAGTATAGTTGATATTCATTTCTGTTAGTACACAAGATGTATGGCGATGTAAATTTCTATTTTCCAACCCATTTTGATAGTAAAAAATATCAAATTCAGAAGGGTAGATATAAACAAAATTATTTGAGTCTTTAAACTCTGGATGCATATGATATTTAAACTCGTAAATGATACGCATCACATTTTCTGCTTCAGCTGCACTTCTTGGAAAGAACTGATAATCAAAAGCAAATGTTCTAAAATCTACACCTTTAAATACTTGTTCTTTCTTTGGATTTGCTGCCAATCCAGTTGCAGCTGATAGTGCTGCAGCACCTGGACCTTTTGATAGCATAAGATTTGTTACTGCTGCTTGTGCTGGTTCAGCAAGATCTTTTACCTTACCACCACTAGCAGTAGCTTTTAAAATCTCTTCAATACCAGTAGAAGCCATGGCCATCGCCAATGTATCTTCTTCTGAATATTGCATACCATAACGGATTTGTAATTGATTTGGAACATGAAGGGCTACAGCAGTCTTTAATCGTTTTTGTGCTCGATTTGCAGATGCTGCATAATTAGCAGTTGCGCCAGCACCAACAGTAGCCAGTGCAGCTGCACCAGCAGAAGCACCACCAATACCCAATGCCTTACCAAGTAGTGCTCCACCAGCATTAAGAGTGGCACTTGCTGCAAACAATTTGGTTCTATCTAAATTTTGTGCAACAAAATCTCCACGATCTCTTGGTGGTATCTCTTTAACAAATTGATCTTCCCCAAGTTCTTTTGCTAACTTAGAATCAACAGCGATGTTAATATAAAATACAACATAATTTCCACCATAACGATTATCGGAAGCCATCAAATCGTCTGGATATGAATGGCTTTTTACTTCATATTTGTTTAATTCGCCATTTTTTTCAAACTCTCGTGGACCACCTCGTTTGGTGTAGAGATTTGTTACTGCTGAATCGATAGCATTGTCGATTCTGCGGATATCTGCTTGACTAGCCATTTTGTACCTTTTGACCTAAATAAACGGAGTTTATCCTAATTACTTATTTATGTTCCATAAGAGAAAGTACACTCCAATATTCCCAGAAAAATACGCTGGAGATCCAACCAATATCATAATGAGAAGTTCATGGGAAACTATGTTTGCATCTTGGTGTGATAAAAACCCCAGTGTAGTTAAATGGTCTTCAGAGGAAACGATTATACCCTATCGTTGTCCTACGGATAATCACATTCATCGTTATTTTGTAGACTTTAAAATAACAGTAAATACAGGAAAAACATATCTGGTTGAAGTTAAACCCTATAAACAAACTCAGCTACCAGAATATCCTGGAAAACGAACACAAAGATACCTAATGGAGTCTTTAACATTTATGAAAAACCAAGCAAAATGGGAAGCTGCAACTAATTACGCTAAAGATCGTGGTTGGGAGTTTAAAATTATAACTGAACACGAGTTGGGTCTGACACCTAAATAATCTTATGGCTAAAAAATCAACCTTACTCGATGTATTTGAAAAGAATCAATACGACCTAAAAACAGCAGTTAAAAAGAGTCGTGCTTGGTTTGAACAACAAGTCTTAATAATGACTAGGCAACAACTCACTCCACAAAGAGTGTTAAATGGTAATCCTGATCAGTTGGTCACTAAGATAATGCCTGGACATCTATACATGTTTGTATATGATCCAAAGACTAAAGCAGAACTACCGTATTATGATAGATTTCCTTTAGTATTTCCTTTCCGTAAAACTCCAGATGGATTTATCGGTTTGAATATGCACTATTTACCATATCCATTAAGAATTAACCTATTGGACAATCTATTGACCTATTCGAGTAATCAAAGATTTGATGAAACCACCAGATTAAAATATTCATGGGCACTAATTGATGGTATGTCTAAGTATGCAGCTGCAAAACCCTGCGTAAAACAGTATTTGGTTGGGCATGTAAGAACTCAATTCCGACAAGTAGAATCTAGTAATTGGGCAACTGCTATGTTGTTACCTGTTGAAAGATTTGTCGGTGCATCTAAACAAGAAATCTGGGCAGACTCCAGAAAAATAATTAGGAAAAATTAAAATGGCACTTAATCTACCATTTTTAACAAAAGATACTGCTAGAGGTAACGCTAAACCTAGAAGCATAAATGATTTTATCTCTCAGGTTAAATCTGGGGCGATGGCAAGACAAAATCGTTTCGTTGTATTATTTACTCCTCCATCTGGCGTAAATCCACAAGCATTACAAAAAGTTCTTCTGTTCTGTGACACAGTGCAACTTCCTGGAGTTAATTTTTCTACAATTCAAAATAGAACATATGGTGAATTCCGTGAAGTTCCATATGAGAAATTATATGACAATGTGAACATGACTTTCTATGTTGACAACGATCTAAAAGTTAAAGATTTATTCGATCGTTGGATTGATCAAATTCAAAATCCAACTACAAGAAACTGGAACTACTATAACAACTACATTAGTAACATGGTTATTGAAGTTCAAGATATCAATGATAATACTCGTTATGAAATGACTCTATGGGAGTGCTATCCAAAGAATATTGGTTCAATCACTTTGGACCAAGCATCAAAAGAGATTATGAAACTTCCAGTAACTATTCAATACAAATATTGGACAGCAACTGCAGTGACTCCATTAAAAGATGGCGAGAAAGTTCCAACAAGTTGGTTTGATAAACTAACAAAGAACTTTACTGGATTCCAAGAAACATTAAACAAAACTATCGGTACTCAGGCAGGTAATTTCCTAACAGGTTCTGCTCTTACATATGGTGTAACTAAACTTCCTGGATTATTAAAATTCTAATGAATAACTGGCTAAAAAGTATGTTGGCAGATGGAATTAATGGTTCTGTTTCGAGCAAGAGAGTTATAACTCTTTTAGCATTTTTACTATGTGCGTTTGTAATGGTAATGGATGTGTTCGGGTATAAAGGAACACCTGCATTATTTGAGTCCATGATATATATTGTTATAGCTGGGCTGGGGTTTACTGCATCAGAAAAGTTTGCTAAGAAAGATTAAAAATGTATCAATATAAATGTAAAATTAATAAAGTTCTTGATGGTGATACTGTTGATATCGATTTAGACTTAGGGTTTAATATAATTTTAGTAAATCAACGAGTTCGTATGGCTGGAGTTGATACACCAGAATCAAGAACTACAAATAAAGAAGAAAAAGTTAGAGGAATTTTATCTAAGAAAAAATTAGCTGAAAAACTTCCTATTGGATCATGGCAGATTATTGAAACACAAAAATCTGATAGTAATGATGATAAATTCGGCAGAATTCTTGGAATTTTTATTCTTGAGGATGGAACAAGAGTTAACGAATGGTTAATAAAAAATAACTATGCTGTTCCATACAAAGGTGAAAATAAAGAATTAACACAAGCAGAACATCAAGCTAATAAAAAGATTTTAATGGAGCGTGGCGAATTATAATGAAAATTGATGACTCGTTATCTGAAGCATTTGAAGTGAAACCAATGACACCAACTGAAGTAATTGATACAGATGGTGTAATTGTATCACAATCAAATAATAAAATTGAAGATGATTATGAAGTAACTCGTAATAATCTTCGTATCCTTTTACAACAAGGACAAGAGGCACTACAAAAGTCTTTGGATGTGGCTATGCAGTCAGAACATCCTCGTGCTTTTGAAGTTGTTGGAAATCTAATGAAGCAGTTGGCAGATATAAACCAACAATTATTAGATTTACATCAACAGAAACAAAAACTAGATGAACCATCTAAGGCAGAAAAAGCCAAACAGGTTACAAACAATGCTATCTTTGTAGGTAGCACTGCTGAGTTGAATAAGTTAATTAAGAATATGGCTAAAGGAGAATAATATGGCATTACCGATGATGAGTGCACCGACCTATACAATGGTCGTGCCCTCGAGTGGAGTGAGTGTGAAGTTTAGACCTTTCCTTGTTAAAGAGGAAAAGGCACTACTAATTGCACAACAGAGTGAAGATATTGGTGTTATGATTCAAACTTTAAAGGGAATCATTAACACTTGTGTACTAGACACACTTGATGTTGATAAACTAGCGACATTTGATCTTGAGTATATGTTTACTCAAATTAGAGCAAAGTCTGTTGGTGAAATTATTGAGTTAATATTCCCATGTGATATCGACCATGGTGAAGATAACGAAAAGGCTAGAGTTAAAGTTTCTATTGATTTAACTACATTGATTGTAGAAAAAGATCCGAATCATAACAACAAGATTAATCTTTTTGGTGATGTTGGAGTCGTTATGAAATATCCAACTATGGATGTTATGAAACGATTAGAAAATCTTGATACAAATGACTTAGATAAAGTGTTTAGTGTAGTTGCAGATTCTATCGACTACATCTATCAGGGTGAAGAGATTTTCTATGGTAAAGAACAGAAACATGAAGAGTTGTTACAGTTTTTAAACAATCTAACCTCTGAACAGTTCGTTAAGGTTCAACAATTCTTTGCTACAATGCCAAGAATTAAAAAGGAAATAGAATACACTTGCCCTGTGTGCCAAAAACAACACAGGAAGATGCTGGAGGGCATGCAAAGTTTTTTTTAATTAACCTTTGTCATGAAACATTGGCGAATTACTATAAAATGAATTTCGCTCTGATGCAGTACCACAAATACTCGCTAACGGAACTTGAGGAAATGATTCCGTTTGAAAGAGAAGTGTATGTTTATATGTTGATTGAGTATCTAGAAGAAGAAAAGAAAAGAATAGAATCTAAGAAAAGGTAAGAGATGGCAGTCATAACAGCATCACCTAAAAACTTCGCTGCAATGCTTGATATGCAGGCAACTGCTAACGAGCATTTATTTACTATGCGTAAATTACTTGAAACAGCACAACTCACTCAAATAGCAACTTTAGTTGAAACTAAAAAGATTGATGATGATGGTGATCGTCAAGAAAAAATTGAGGCTGAAACTTTAGAAACAGATAAACAATTATTAGTCACACAAAAAGAAATGCTTGCCAATATGAAAGAGCAAGCAAAAATTCGTGCAGAAGAAGCAAAAGCCATTGCTAGTTTAGCAGAAGGTATGAAAACTTTTAGATCACTTGGTGATAGAATAGGTGACTTAAAGAAAGGTTTTTCTGATAAGTTTGGTAGTGTCGGTGCACTAAAAACAACTGCTATGAAAGCAGTTAATCCTTTAGGAATTTTTAATAAATCTATCGAAAAAGAAAAGTTTATTAAAGCACAAAAAGCAATTAATCCTTCAATGTCTCGAGATGAGGCATCAAAGAACTTCAAAGGTGCATATGCCGCAACTAAAGAAATTAAAAATAACGAAACAAAGATAGCAGAGTTTAAACAAACCACTGGTTTTAGTGATGAACAAGTAGCAAAATCTACTGAAGGTAAAAAACTTCTTGCATCAAGAGAACAAAGTACTGGTGAACTCGCCAAATATGATTTAAGAGCACAAAGTCTTCAGGAAGAAAAAACTCCCACTGCTGCATTTGCGTCTGCTGGTGAACAACAAGAAGCTGCAAACGAACAACTAAAAGTTCAAGGTGCGCAGGCAGATCTTCTAACAAAAATAGAAGAAAATACTCGTCCAGGTGGAACACCAACAACTAAAGCAGAGGCTGGCGATAGTGGTGGAGGTGGTTTATTGGGTGGACTTGGTTTGGGATTAAAGTCGCTGGGTGCTGGTTTACAGGGATTGATGACTGGGGCAGGAAAGGGTATCGCTGGATTCTTGCAAGGCATAGCTACTGGTCTGGTATCTATTGGTAAAGCACTTTCAAGTTTGGCTGGTTCTGCTGGACAAGCAATTATTAAGTTTCTTCGTGGGCTTGCTATTGGTGTATCATTTCTGGCAAATCCATTAACATTAGTCGGACTTGCTGCATTTACTCTTGCTATGATGGGTATTGGTAAAGCACTTGAAATGGCTGCACCATTTATGGAAGCATTAGCTCCAGTGTTAATGAAAGTTGCCGATGTTATACAAAATGTATTTGTTGCTGCTATTGAAAAAATCCCAGAGGTAATCAAAGGAGTTGGTGATGTTATTATGGGAGTGATTGGTGCTATCTCTGACTCAATTATAGCAATCATTGATGCTGTTGTTTCTAGTATTGAAAGATTAGCAGCGATAGATGGTAGTTCACTTGCTCAAACTGCTGGTGGGCTATTCGCAATTAGTGGAGCGATGGCTGCATTTGGTGCTGGCTCAGCGATTGCTGGTGTTGGTAACTTAGTTAGTGGATTACTCGGTGCAGTAACTCCAGGTGGATCTGCCGTTGATCAGATTATGAAACTCGGTGAGAGTGGTCCAAACATTGAGAAGGCAGGTATCGGTGTAGAAAAATTAGCATCAGGAATGAAAGCATTCTCTGCCATAGACACCGATAAGATTAAAGCAATTGCTGCATTACCTACTGATAAAATTGCAGCAATGGGTGCAGCGATGGGTGCTGCTGGATTGGTGAATAGTAAGTCTGCTGAGAATCGTGCAGCAGAAAGACAATCTGGTGGAGGTGGTGGCAATACTTCTGTTGTTGCTCCAACGATTAATAATACAACTCGTCAAACACAACTAATTAAACCACCAGTAAGAAATCAAGAGTCATCTCTTAGTTCTTGGCAACGAAGCAAATACGCATAAAAAAAGGGATCTTTACGATCCCTTTTTAATTTCTACTCTAAAGATTAATCTTCTTTAGCAATCTTCTCGAAGTAAGACATAACATCATCGTCATCGTCATTAATCTCAGGCATCTTTGGTGCTGGTTTTGAGGCAACCTTTGGTGCAGATGCTACTGGACGATCTTCCTGTTCGGCAATCTCTGCAGCAGACTTGCTTGCAAAAGAATCACCAGACAAAACTTCATTGAGTTTCTTTTTCAACTCATCATAAGATTTAAAGTTTTTACGATCTGTAAACTCAGACAACTTGGTTTGTGCGTTTACGATAGCCAATAGTTTTTCTTCATTATCAGAAACTGCCACTGGTTCGCTGAAACCTGACTCATCATAGTTGGCGTAACCATCTTTCTTACGCATACGCATTTTGAAGTTTGCACCTTCCCACAAATCAAAGACATTGACTGGCTTCTCGTCTTCAAAAGTTGGACGAGCCTTGTCCATAATCTTGTCAAAGATTTTCTTGCCGAATTTAAACAAGAATACCTTACCCTCGTTTTCAGGATGCTTTGGATCTGATACAATCAGAACATTGGCAATGAAAGAGAGTTTACGCTTTTGTTTGCGAGCGATTTCTTTGTTGGCTTCAGAACCAGAGTTCCAAAGAGTGGTGTTCAACTCACCAACAGGATCGTTCTCACCAAGAGTGGTTAGAGAGTTTTCAATATACCACTTACCAGTTG